GGCGTACACCTCATCCTGCGCAACACGAATACTAACGTAACGTACTTCATAGTTCTATTTTCAGTCAATATTAGGCATGAACTACCCTATTTCACCTTATAAATAAGCCTGACAAGTTTAAAGAAGCTTAAATAATTGGCTAGCATTTCTATAGTAGCAATATTTTCGTTACTTTTGTGACATATTTACAAACTAACAATTCAAAGCAATATGAATAATTTTGTTGCGATAGATTTTGAAACCGCCAATGCTGATAGAAGTAGCATCTGCCAAATTGGTATAACAGAAGTAGTAGATGGCATCTTACAACCTTCTAAAAGTTGGCTCGTACAACCAGAAGGAAACGACTATGATGCCTTCAATATACATATTCACGGTATCAAACCAGAAGACACCGAGAATAGCCCTAAATTTCCTGATGTATGGAAAGAGGTATATCCATATTTAAAGGATAAGGTAGTAGTGGCACACAATACTTCATTTGATATGTATGCTTTGCGTGATGCTTTAGATAACTATCAGATAGAATATCCTACATTTGATTACTTTTGCACTTTGAGAATCGCTAGATACATAGTTAAAGGCTGCTATAGCTATTCTTTAGATGTGGTACTGAAATATCTGGGTATAGAGTTTGATGGACATCATAAAGCTGATAATGATTCAGCAGGTTGCGCTAAATTGTTATTGAAGTGCTTAGATATGGATGGTAGCACTCTGGAGGAACTGGAAGAAAAGTACCATTTTCATAGAGGTAAATTTGCACCTGATACCTTCATAGCACATTTAGCTATAAATAAGAAGAGTAAAACAGAAATGTTAGAAAATCTAGAGGAGCATCCAGAATTAGCAGATGAAGGTAACTACTTCTATGGTAAGAATGTTTGCTTTACTGGAACTTGTTGCTATGGCACTAGAAAGGAACTGCTACAGAAGATTAAAGATGTTGGTGGTATTCCTTCTGATTCTGTAACTAAGAAGACAGAAGTACTAGTGGTTGGACAGCAAGATTATAGAGTGGTAGGTGATTCTGGTATGAGTAAGAAACAGAAGAAAGCTATGGATTTACTAGCAAAAGGACAAGATATAGAAATCCTTAGTGAAGCTGAATTTTTAAGTAGAATCTAATTAATTATACGCTTATGAAGAAGATTTTATTTTATCTGTTAGCTGTATTGCTTATTACTGCTTGCAATAGTAAAAGCAATAATGCTAGTAATGATTCTGAAACAGCAACAGTAACAGAAGATAGCGGTGGCGCAAAAACACAAGGTTACAATAAGGGCTATCAAGATGGCTATGATGATGGCTATGGTTGGAAAGCTTATATGGTTGGCTATAACCATGCAAATAGTTATCAGACATCGGATGCTTATAACGCTTATTTAAATGGCTATAAAGAAGGCTATGATAAAGGATATAAGGAAGGAGAAGAAGCCATAAAGGCAGAAAGAGAAAAAGAGAAGCTAAGAGATTGGCATAATTGGGAAAAGGAAGATGTTGATGGTATATATATATGTTTGGAAGGTGTTACTGATGAGGATGAAGCACGTTATATAGCTAATGAACGCTATGATGGGGAATATGTAGAAGAATGGGGTGACTACTATGCTAAGGTCAGTCAAAGGATTGACAACTATAATATTACTTTAGGTCAGCGAATTAGTTCTAGATTCTATAGTATAAGAGGAGGAGATTTGTATATTCGTTTCAAATGGATTTCTCCAGATGTTAGTTCTGGTGATGAGGGTGTCTTGGATTACAAAGGCACTTTTAATTATTTCTATAAGAAGCCAAATGGTATTTAATAAGCATTCAGTTGAAATAGAAACTTCCACAAACAAAAGAAGCCAGCCTAAATTAATAGGTTGGCTTCTTTTGTCTTCTAGCTAATATGGTTAAATCAGGATAGTTATTAGCATGATGATTGTAGCTAATATTGCTACTTTACCAGCTAGTAAAATATCTACTTCTGTTACCTCTAAAATAGGCTTATTATCTATAAAATTCACTAGCATTCTAACTAGTAAATGAAGTATTATCATTACGTTAAATATAAATAAGGTGTATATCATTTTATTCTTTTCCAGATTCCGTTAACTTTCTAAAAATGTGCTGCTAAATCTTTAGATACCTCTATAATCAATCTAGGGATAAACTATCTATTTGAACTGTTGTTATTTGGTAGATACTTATTATATGGCTTTATATCACCATGCTTAATCATCCTAGCGAGTTTCACCACATTATATATAAATATATCATCCCCAAAAATGTTAATGAACATGGCTATATCTTTATTGTCTGCTAGTAAAGCCTTAATCTTATGTACTTCAATGATGTGTGTAGAGTATTTGATAGCACTAGCATCCCTATTCTTTATTTCACCAGCAGCCTAGATATTCCTTCCATCTTTACTAGTGCATTTGATGTGTAAATCAATATCACAAAATTCTGTATCTGTATAATCTATCTACCAGCCTATCTAATCTGCTAATGTCTGAAATATGTTTCTACCTTTTCTTTCTGATTCTTGTGCATTTGGGTTATATATCATAATTTTTACTTTTTAAAGATTGTTACTGTTGTATCTGATTAATGGTATCATCTGAGTGCTATAAGTGGTACTGATTGAGTGCTATGACTATTACTTATGTCTATTCATCTGAATCATTAACTAAAGCAGCTGTAGCTGATTCTTCTTAATCTCATATATCATAGCTTCTAAGTTTTCCAGTTTAGTGTATAGTTCTTTGTTTTCCATATTATTTAATTATAGTTAGTTCTAATCCGTTTAATCTACCTTCATTTGTCGGAATCTTAATAGCTTTGGCTTTATACCCATATCTAGTTATATCTACAGCTTTAGCTACTGCATCAATGCTATACTTATTATATAGCTGCTGTAGTCTTATCTTTAGTTCTTTGTTGCTTATTCTAGTGCCAGTTGGGAACAGTCTATTTAATTCTTGAATCATAGTATAAATGTGCATGATTGTTTTGTTCTATCTATATTGTTATTTGTTAATGCCTTTACAAAGTAATCTAATGAAATGTCTGCTGGTAAAGTTTGGCATTTCTTAGCTAATATTTCAGCAAATGAATCATCTATATTTGGGAACTTAGCTATTAAATAGTTAAGTGCTTTGTTATCTCTTAGTGGTGGTATAGTCTTATTAACTATACAGTATTTATAGATTGTTTCATATAAGAAGTTTTTCACTGCATCAACAGAATCACCTTTAACTAGACTTAAAGGAAAATATTTAGTGGATAACTGTAGGCTATTACCTATATAACAGATATGCCCTTTTTCCTCTAATTGCTTTAACTTCTTAGCTATTAAGTTTTTGCTGATACCAATGATTGAAGTTAAGTCTGCTTTAGAATTGTATCTTATATAGTTAGTACCTTTGCAGCACTGGAGTTTGATTTTTATCAGGATTCCTTTTTCTTCTGCTGTAAGTTCTGAATCAGTAATTAATTCAGGCAACACTATAGAGAAATCTTTTTCTAACTTAGTAAACTGATACACATTATATGGATATTTGCCATTTCCTTTGTATAATGTGACATATTCAAAGAATGGTTTAAGGTTATCTAAATAGTTTCTGATTGTTCTATCTGATGTATTTGTTAGTTGAGCCAGTTTCTTTTCTGAAATGGATGCTTTGTAACTGTTATCTTTAATTTGGCTTCTGATTAGTAAGTAGGAATAGATTTCTATAAACTTACTTCTTGATGTTAGGTTTATTAGGTTTGATGGGATTTGAATAAAAGTACTCATAGTTAGCTAATAAGTCTTCATTATTTGTGTATATTAAATCATCTGATGAATTTTTAATTAATCTGTTTAAATTGCCATGTCCTATAGCTACTTTCAGTTCTAGGCGATTGCGAAAAATTTTGTTTAAAGGCTTGTAAATTATCATATATGTATGTTTTGTTAAAATATTGACTTTGATTTTTCGCTAGAAAAATTGAAAGTCTTATTATATTATCTATATTACTATATTATTAGAGCGGAAGGAAATGGGATAAGTGTAGGAAAGATATGGGATAAACTAGCGGAAAGAAATGGGAAATTGATATAAAAATGCATCTAACTTCATTATTTCAGATTCCTATTTTTTTAGACATTGAGACTTAAAGAAAAGGGCTATATTTCAAGCCCTATTTCCCTGCTAGTAACAAATCCTCTAAAAATTAATCATTTACGACAAAAATCCATGACAGTGTTTTTCCTCTTGCTTTCTGGACAATTATATATATAATTTTCGGTTACTCAAAATAAAAAATAAACTTTTTTCAAATTCAGTCGGGATTAGCCCTTTTTGGGGATCTCTTTATCCTGCATGATGCTGGGAATGTAGGTTAGCCATGTGAAGTGCCGTTTTTGTGAATGTCGGCATGGCACTGTTTACAGACAGCCAGCAGATTATCATAGTTATAAGCTACCTCTATTCTTTTATCCCCGAAATAGTTAAGAAATGAATCTTTATGATGTACGTCGATAGCAGCTTTTACTATACCCTTAGAAAGACATACTTCACAAAGTGGATGCTGCATTAAATAGGATAATCTTAGCATTTTCCATTTCTTACTTTGATAGATTTCCTATCTTTCTTTTCTTTTTACTTGCTTTATTTTGTTCTTTGCGCTTTTTCTCAGATATGGCATATTTCTTAATGGATTCTATTAGGTTATTAGGTTTTATCTATTGTATAGGTGCTTCTTTCTTTTCTGCTATTGGCATTATATCATCTGTATAATATTCCACCTTTGTTTCTGCATAGTTATAACATTTATCATCCCTTTGATATTCACCTTTTAACTAGTTGAAGGCTTTGATAAACTAATCTATGAAATCCTATTCTGGATTATACTTTCTGGTAAGCATTAAATAGGCATCATTAAAAGTAGCTTCATCATCATCTACTTTAACTAGCCTACTATGCAAGTATCTATAATGTTTGGTGATAGCTTCATTAACCATATAGTTATATTCAGATTTATCCAGATTATTCTGTTTCCTTCTATATTTGCTCCAGTTGTAAATCATTATAACTACTGATTAAATTATCTATTGCGTATCTAACTAATGTACTTCTTTTTATGCTTAACTTTTCACTGATTAAGTCAAGTTGTGTTTCCTGATAAGGTGTGATTCTTACAGATACTCTAGTTTCTTTCTTTGTTATTTTCATGGTTTGAATAATTATTAAGTTATACCTAATTATATACATAAAATTTTGAACTCAAAAATATTGTGAGACATTTTTTATTTGTGTGACAAAGTACTGGATATTAGTAGAAAAAGAAAAAATCAGATAATTATACAGACTAAAATTTAAGTAGAATGAACAATAATTTTAAAATACCTACAGACATTGAGAAAGAAGCTAAGGATTATATGAAAGATGTGATTCTTATGCTGGAAGATAATTCACTGATGAAGGATGTAGATAACGCTGCTTTAACTATGTTGGCAAGAAATTACAGCATGTTTATCAAAGCTAGCAAACAATTAGAAAAAGATGGTTTAACAGTAGTTTCTGATAGGGGTAATATTGCGCCACACCCAGCTATTAAGATAGCTAAAGATGCTTAGATTCAGGCTATGAAGGTGATGGAAAAGTTTGGTTTAACAGCAAAGGATAGAACTAAGATAGCCAAATTAAATAGTGGGGATAAGGAACTATCACCCCTGGAGTAGTTTGTGAAGAACAGTAAGGAGGTTAGATAATGACAAAGCTAAAGAAGACTGCTATATTAGATGATGATGGTAAGATTATAGGCTATGAAGCCAAAGCCAAAAACATCTAGATAAGAGTTTGCAAAAAGTCAGATGCAGACCCTATTATTATTGCTAATCACTACAGCCACAAAGTAACTAGAAATAGCTTTCTATCTTTCTTAGTTTATTATGAAGGCAAAGTATCAGGTGCTCTACAAATTGGCTATGGTACTAATCCTAGAAAGAAGGGAAACTATAATCCTGATGAAGTTAGGGAGTTTGATAGAATGTGGCTAAGTGATGATATGCCTAAATTCAGTGAAACTATAACTATATCCCTGCTGCATCATTATTTAAAGAAGGTGCATCCAGAGATTAAGCATTTAATTAGTTATGCTGATAATAGTAGCGATGTAGGAAATGAAGGTACTATTTATAAAGCTGCTAACTATAGGCAAATAGATAAGATTAAGTCTGATTTCTACATATTGGAAACTGGTGAAAGAGTGCATCCCATAACTATGTGGCATAGGCATGGAACAAGAAAATGGGCATTCTTATAGGAGCATTATCCCAATATAAAGAAAGCTGATGGTTATTAGATTAAATATGTATATGATTTATGAAGCCATACTATAAATATGTGGATGATGTACTTAGTGGCAATGTTGTTACTGGAGCTAATATCTAGTTAGCCTGCTAGAGATTCTAGGAGGATTTAAATAGGGATGATTTAGAGTTTAGGGAATCAGTAGTAGATAGGGCTATTAGCTTTATAAGTACAATGAAACACTTTAAGGGAAAAGCATCTGGTTAGAACTTCTTACTAGAACCATGGTAGCAGTTTGTAGTAGCTAATATTGTCGGGTTCTACTGGAAGGGAACAAATGATAGAAGATATTCCAGTAGTTATATTGAAGTTTCTAGAAAGAATGGAAAGACAGCCCTAGCTGCTGCTTTGTGCCTATATTTCCTGATAGCTGATGGTGAAGATGGTGCTGAGGTAGATTTAGCTGCAAACTCTAGAGAATAGGCTAAGATAGCCTTTGAATTTTGTTATGAGTTTGCCAAACAGTTAGACCCTAGTGGCAAATATCTTACTTCACATTTAAAGGGAATTAAGTTTAATGTGAATGCTTCATAGTTAAAGGTGTTTGCTGCTGATGCTTCTAAACTTGATGGTTTTAATGCCAGCTTTGGCTTAATTGACGAATACCATGCTGCAAAGAATAGTAAGGTTAGGGATGTAATTAAGTCTTCTATGGGTATGCGACAGAATCCACATTTATGCACTATAACTACTGCTGGTTTTGATAAAACTTTGCCCTGCTATCAGCTAAGAAGTACTGCTATTGAGATTCTTCATAAACTGAAAGAAGATGATAGTATGTTTATAGCTATCTATTCTATGGATGATAATGATGATTGGACAGATGAAGATAACTGGGTGAAATGTACCCCTAATATGGATATAACTGTAACTAAGAAGTATATTAAGGAATAGGTAAAATCAGCACTTAATAATCCATCTGAAGAAGTTGGAGTGAAAACCAAAACCCTTAATTTATGGTGTGATTCTTCTGAAGTCTGGCTATCTGATAGTAATATTGTGAACAGCACTAAGAATGTAAATCTGGCTAGTTTCTAGGATGAACTTTGTTATATTGGTGTGGATTTGTCAGCTACCAGTGATTTAACTGCTGTAAGCTATTTAGTGGTTAAGGATGGTATCTATTACTTTAAGAACTACTATTATCTACCTGAATCATGTCTAGCAAACAATAGTAATAGGGAGAAATATAGACTATGGAGAAATCAGCATCAATTAAATATAACTAGTGGTAATGTTACAGACTATGATTATATAACTAGGGATATGCTTAAATGGATTGATACTGTTAGCATCCAGAAGGTAGGCTATGATAAGTGGAATGCTACTTAGTGGGCTATCTAGGCTACAGAAGAAGGTTTACCACTGGAAGAATATAGCTAGAGCATAGGTAACTTTAACTAGCCTACAAAGGAACTTGAAAGATTGATTTTATCAGGTAAGGTAGTTATAGATAACAATGAAATAACTAGATGGTGTTTCTCTAATGTGCATATTAAAGAAGATCATAATGAGAATGTCAAACCAATTAAGACATAGAAGCAGATGAAAATAGATGGTGTGATAGCAATGATAACAGCTTTAGGATGTTACTTGCAAAACCCAAATAACGGAAAAGAAATATTTATAATATGAAATGGAAATTTTGGCAAAAGGAAAAACCAGAGCAAAGGGCTTTATTTGGTGATTTCTTATCTTATAACAGTGCTAGTAGCTATGCTAATAATAAGGCTATGCTGTTATCTGCTGTTTATAGATGTGTTGAAGTTATATCTGATTCAATAGCTTAGTTACCACTAGAACCTTATAGGGTAGATTAGCTAGGATATAAGATGAAATACACTGAGCACCCTACTTACAATCTTTTAAACCGTGAACCGAATCAGAATATGAGTAAGTTCACCTTTATGAAAACTATGGTGATAAGTATGCTTCTTACTGGTAATGCTTATGCTTATATAGATAGGGATGAAAGAGGAAACGCTAAGGCTCTTTATTATATACCTACAGAACTGGTTACAATACTAAAGCCACAAACTATCAGAGATACTATTAGCTATAATATTACTGGAATGAAGAATGTTGTAGAAGATTGCAATATGATTCATATCCTGAATTTTACCAGTGATGGCTATGAAGGTATATCTACTTTAGCCTATGCTAGAAAAACATTAGGTTTAGCCATGGATGCAGAAGAAAACGCTGAGGGATTTTTTAAGGGTGGTGCTAACTGTGCTGGTATTCTTAAAAGTTCTTCACCTCTAACTTCTAAATAGAAGGAAACACTTAAATCAAGCTGGAACAGTGCTTTTAGTGGTAATACTGGTACGCCTAACGGTGTGGCTGTGCTGGATGCAGATTTGGATTTTCAAGCTGTAACGGTAAATCCATCTGATGCATAGCTATTGGAAACTAGATAGTTTAATGTGATTGATATTTGTAGGTTCTTTGGTGTATCACCAGTAAAGGCTTTTGATTTATCAAAGAGTAGCTACAATACTATAGAATAGATGTAGATAGCCTTCTTAACAGATACTTTGCAGCCTTTACTAGAAAAGTTTGAAGGTGAATTTGTCAGAAAGCTATATAAGCCTAGTGAAAGAGATAGCATAGATGTTAGATTTTCTACAGCACCTTTGTTAAGAGTAGATAAGCAATCTTTAGCTAACTACTATAACACATTATTCTAGATTGGTGCTATAACAACTAACGAGATAAGAAAAGAGCTAGATTTACCTGCTTTACCAGATGGAGACAATTCATTTGTATAGGTTAATATACAGACATTGAAGAAAGCTACTTCTGATAATCCAGACAATACTAATACAATCAAAGAAAAGCTAAATGAAGGAAATTAGAAACTTGGGTGATGTTTCCAGTTTAGAGGGAAGAACAGTAGAAGGATATGCTATTGTATTTGATAGCTTATCTAATGATTTAGGTGGATTCCATGAGATAATAAGTAGAAGTGCTTTAGATGGCATCATAGAAAAATCTGATGTGCTTTGCTTACTTAATCACAATGAAGATAAGGGTGTATTAGCTAGGAGTAACAAAGGTGTAGGTAGCTTAACTTTATCTATTGATGATAGAGGTTTGAAATACAGCTTTGAAGCACCTAATACAGCTTTGGGTGACGAACTGCTGGAAGGACTTAGAAGAGGAGATATTTCTACTAGTTCTTTTGCTTTTACTGTAAAAAGTGATTCATGGTAGAAAAGGGAGGATGGAAGCTATCTTAGAACCATAAATAGCATTAATGAGCTATTTGATGTATCACCAGTATATAAGGCTGCTTATTCTTCTACTACAGTAAACACAAGAGGGCTGGATGAATTGAAACAGAAAGAACAGAAAGAAATAGATGAATATTATCAGGAACTTGAAGCAAAACTAAAATGAACTCAATAGAATTAATAGATAAGAAGGAACAGCTGTAGTTAAAAGCACAAAATATTATCAATCAGGGAAAGCATGAATCCAGAAAGCTAACTACAGATGAAGAAAGAGAATACAATGATTTGTGTAAACAGATAGCAGATACAGAGAATGAAATTAGATAGTTAAATCAGAAATTGAATAAAAAAGAAACAATGAAGAAAGAAACTTTTTCACTTTTAAAGGCTGTTAGAGCTATTGCTAATAACCAACAGTTAGACGAAAGAAGCCAATAGGTAGTAAACGCTGGTATCGCTGAAATGCGTAAATCAGGACAAAGTTATAGTGGCTAGATTATCCTTCCAGTAGAAGAAAGAGCAGATGTGCAGGCAACCGTAGCAGACCATGGCTAGGAGATTGTAGCAGAAGATAAGTTGAATATCTTAGCACCACTTAGAGATAAATTAGTACTTAGTGCTGCTGGTGCTAACTTTATGACTGGTTTAGTAGGTAACGTTTCAATTCCTACTTATGATGGTTCTACAGTAGGTTGGGCTGGTGAAGTTGATGCTGCTGCTGATGGTGCTGGTACTTTTGGAGAAGTAGAACTTAGCCCAAAGAGATTAACAGCTTATGTAGATATTTCTAAGCAGTTCCTTATTCAGGATTCTGTTTCAGCAGAAGCTTTGCTTAGAAAGGATATTGTAGATGCAATTAGTAACAAACTTGAAGCTACTATCTTAGGTGCTGAGGCTGGTAGTACTACAAAGCCAGCTGGTTTGTTTAATGCAGTTGTAGCTGATGAAGCAGATATTACTTATAAGGATATTGTAGCCATGGAACAGAAGTTAGAGGAAGCTAATGTTAGTGGTAATATTACATTTATTGCATCCCCTTATGCTAAGGCTACTTTGAAAACTACTGCTATTGGTGGTACTAAATCAGATGTTAGAATGTTGATGGATAGCGGTGAAGTTGATGGTTATCCAGTGTTAGTTACTAACGGCATGGCTAAGAAAGGACTTATTTTAGGTAACTTTAATGATTTGGTAATCGGACAATGGGGAGGAATTGATTTAACCGTAGATCCTTATACACAAGCAGCTAACGGTAAAATCAGACTGGTAGTAAATGCTTATTTTGATGCTAAGCCACAAAGAGCAGCATCTTTTGTAAAGAAGGTATTGAAGTAATTTTAGTCTGTATAAAAGCTATGTATGTAACACTTGAAGAAGCAAAGAAGCATCTGAATATAGATGATTCATTTAAGGATGATGATAGCTATATAAACAGTCTGATATTAGTGGCGGAAGATGCTATAGAAAAGAATACCGACATAGCTTTGAATGAACAAATGGAAGGTGGTAAATTGCCACCTTCTGTTATTCATTCCATTCTTCTATTAGTTGGAAATCTATATGCAAATAGGGAAGCTACTACTTATTCAAGTATATCAGATGTACCCTATTCTTTCAAATACCTAGTAAACCTTAACCGTAATTTTTAGGTAAGATGAATGCTGGTAGATTAAAAGAGGTAATAACCATATAGAAGCCAACAATATCATAGAATGAATATGGGGCTAATGGTACTCAGTGGACAGACTATATAACAACACGCTCAGATGTGTAGTTTGAATCAGGTAATAGAGACACTGAGAATGGTGAGATAGTTTTTAACTATACTAAGATATTCACTATTAGGTATTATCATAACATAGATGAAAAAGATAGGATATTGTGGAATGGAAAGCTATATAGAATCCTATCAGTAGAACCAGATAGAGATAAGCAAAGCATCATCATTAGAACAGAATTAATTAATGATTGATATTGATGATAGCTAGGTTTAGGCTTTGTTTAGCAGACTAACTAGCAGGGAATAGGATAAGGCTTTTAAATAGACACTAAGAAAGGCTGGAAACATGTTAGTTAAGGCTACTAGAAACTAGCTGAAAAGAGTGGTTAGGAACTCTAATAAGAGGTCTGTTAAATATGGAAAATCCCTATAGTCTGGTGTTAAGTGCAAACTAGTTAAAGAGAATGGGGCTAATGTCGCTAAGGTGCATATCATGGGTGATTTCCGTTTGAAGTTTTTTGAGAAAGGAACAGCTTTAAGACGTACCAAAGGACATAGAATAACCGGCTATATTGACGTCCGGCATCTTAGAAGAACTGGTAGGGGTGGAAACAGAGGAAGAATAAGAAGTGCATATTTCTTTGATAAAGCTAAAAGGACTTCTGAAACTTCTATATTTGAAAGCATGAATTAGATGTTAAAGGAATCAATATTAAGAGCGGCTAATAACAGATGATGGATAGTTTAAATATAGGAAAAGCAATATATACTATACTACAGACTAGTATAGATATAGATAAGAAGATTTATCCCCTAATAGCTGATGAAGGTACTACATTCCCATTCATCATTTATAAGAGAACTGGATTAACTCCTGAAAGCACTAAGGATAATACTAATGAAAATGTTTCTGTAGAAATAAATATAGCTTCTTCTAACTATTCAGAGAGTATAGATTTAGCTATTAAGGTTAGAAAAGCTTTGGAGCATAAAAAGGGTACTTATTCAGATATAGCTATAGAGGATATTGTTATAGATGATGCAACAGAAGATTATATAGAAGATACGTTTATATAGACATTGACTTTTAAAATAGAACTACAATGAGCAAAATAAAAGGTGGTGATATGATGCTGTTTTTAAACAGCAAATCAATAGCCTATGCAACTTCACACACATTAACTATTAGTGGTGATACTCAGGACACTTCTAATAAAGATGAAGGTGGTGGTGATTGGGCTAGCAATGAGATTAGCAAATTAAGCTGGACAGCACAAAGTGAAAACATGTATTCAATAGATGGTAAAGGAAGTAACTTTGATGATTTGTTTGATATAATGGTAGCAAAAACACCAGTATCAGCAACCTTTAGCAAAAAGAAAGAAACAGATACTGATGTGCCTGAAACTGGCTGGACAGCTAGTAAACCAGATTATGAAGGTAAGGTAATTATTACCTCTTTAGAACTTAATGCGCCAAATGGAGAATATGCGACATATACAGTACAGTTTACTGGTGTTGGTGCTTTAAAGAAAGTAGAAGTTTAAATTTTATAACCATATAGCCTTTGTGCCTTTAGCTATGAGGGCATGAGGGCTATTTTTATTTTGTACAGACTATGAAGACAATTACAATCAATAATACAGAATATGAAATTAGATATACAATAAGAGCTTTATTTATCTTTGAACAGATAAAAGGTGAAGCATTCCAGATTAGAACAACACTTGATAACTATCTGTTTTTATATAGCATGATATTAGCTAGTAATAAAGACAAACCATTATCATGGGATGATTTTCTGGATGCTATAGATAATGACCCTTCTATAATTGCTTAGTTAAATACTATCACATCTGAGACTTTGGGCAAAGATAACCTTTTCACTTAGCCAGAAGATAGTGATGAAAAAAAAAGTTGAGTATCTCAGAAATTTATGCAATCTTAGTTATCTAGCTTCATTATAATCCAAAGTATGTTTTAGATGAAATGGAAATGTATGAAGTTAGGGCTGCTATGAGATATTCTTACTATGCTAATAAAGACTTATGGGAAGCCAATAGACTAATAGCCTATATGGTTGCTTAGGTAAATAGTAAGAAGCGTTTATAGCTGTAGGATATAGTAAGGTTTCCATGGGAGGAAGTCTAGGGAGATACTAGCATAAGTAAAGAGGATATAGAAAGGTTACGAATAAAAGCAGAAAACTATTTAAAACTACATAAATAATGGCACAAGCGGATTTTGTAACAAGAATATTACTTGAAAATCAACAGTTCAGAAATCAGTTATAGGACTGTTAGCAACAGATTAGAAATTTACGAAGTTCTTCTAATAGTGCATCTTTATCTATCAACAATATTAGAAGCTCCTTAGTTAGCATGGGTGCAAAGTATCTAGCACCACTAGCTATAGCTACAGCAGTTAAGGAGATTGGAACTAAAGCTATAGAAGCCAGAAGTAAGATAGAATCATTAGAAGTATCATTTACTACCTTATTAAATAGTAGTGAAAAGGCTTCTTCTTTAGTAAACCAGTTGAAGGAATATGGGGCTAAAACTCCTTATGATACTGAGGGATTAGCCAAAGCTGCATAGACTATGCTTAGTTTTGGTATAAGCTATGAAAGGGTTTTGCCAACATTGAAATAGTTAGGTGATGTAGCTATGGGTAATACTGATAAGATGCAAAGATTAGCTTTAGCCTTTTCTTAGATGTCTGCATCTGGTAAGGTGATGAAAGAAGATTTGAACTAGATGATAGATGCTGGTTTTAATCCTCTATCTGTTATTTCTAAGCAGACTGGTGAAAGCATAGGAGAGTTATTAGATAAAGTAAGCAAAGGTGAAATATCTGTAGAACAGATAGCCTAGGCTTTTGCTGATGCTACTGCTTAGGGTGGATAGTTTCACAATATGGCTGTAAATATGAGTGAGACAGTAGAGGGTAAAATATCTACTTTAAATGATGCTATAGATGAAACTTATGCAGCTATAGGTAAGTTGATAGAGCCAGCTGTTAAAAGTAGCCTGAATGGATTGATTTCTATCTTTGATGGTATAACAGAAAGCGTAAACTGGCTGAATGATGCTATAGATGATGCTTCTACTAAGTTGAGACAGCTAACCTTTGGTGATTCTGCTGAGGAATTTATGGCTAAAAGAGGATAGTTTCTTAATGGAAATAAAAGGGCTGGTACATATAAGGTAGGTAACAGATACCTAAAGAATGGTGAATCATATTCATATAATTATAAAGCAAAGGATGGTAAGATTCATACTGTAACAAAGCAGCTTTCTGAGGGAGTTGTTAAAGTTGTATCTGATGTTATAGCTAAGACTACTAAGAAGGTAGGTACTGTAAAAGTACCACATAGAACTAGAGTAAAGAACAATTTCAAGCAGACTAAATAGGAAAATCCAGAAGGTTCTATAGCATGGTATAATGACTAGATTAACTTAAAGCAGAAGCAATTATCTGTAACAGTTAATCCTATGGACTATCAGAAGATAAATAAGGAACTGGATAATCTGATAGAAGAAAAACGCTTTTTGGAGATAAGGCTAAAAGGTACTAACTTAAAGGATATAATATCAGAAATAGATACAGAATCGGTTAATCCTTTTTCTATTGATATGGATGCTATAAATAACATCAAAGTACCTTAGCCAGAAATTAGCGGTTTGGTGGAAATGTCGGGATGGCTGGAGAATAACCAGTAGTCAGTTCTGGCTTTAACTAGTGCATTTCAGGGCTTAGGTTCTGCTATGTCTTAGTTAGGAGCTGGTGATACTGTAGCAATGTTGGCTTAGGTAACTGCTTAGATAGCTTCTGCTGCTATGTCTTATGTTGCTTTGGCTACAGCTGCTGGTACTGCTAGTGCTATGAAGATGCCATTCCCAGCTAACTTAGCAGCAGTAGCAACAGTAATAGCAACAGTGGTAGGTATCGCTGCTACTGTTAGCGGTTATTTGTCTGGTTCTTATGCAGAAGGTGGTATCATTAACGGAGCTACAACTCATGGGGATTAGTTACTGGCTAGAGTGAATGCTGGTGAAATGATTCTGAATGGCACATAGCAAAGAAACTTATTTAATATGCTTGATAATGCTGGGGCTACTGGTGGAATAGGTGGTTAGATTAATTTCAAATTAAAAGGTTCAGATTTGTATGGGTCACTAAGGAACTATAGCAATATAAAGGCTAAATCTGGAAAAATAACTGGAATCAAATAATTATGTATATTCATGGATAGTTTAGAGACGTTAATAATGTGCTTTACTCAGTACATATATTAAGTAATGATGATAAAACGGAAGAAATGATTATAGGAGAAAATGGGCTATACTTTAGTGGTAGCCCTATCTCTATAGAAACAGATAATGAAGATACTTTTCAGACTATTATTAAGAGGTCTGCTAGTATTAATTTAGTTACTAAAGATTATATAGGTGATAAGCTATTTGCAGACAATTCACGAAATATCAAAGTAAACATCTATAAGGGAGATAAGTGTATTTATGCTGGCTTTGTTGAACCTAATACATTTAGCTAGCCTTTTGTTAATGGGCTAGATGAGTTTACTGTAAATACTACAGATGCTTTAGCTACATTACAGTACTATAACTATGGTGATGTTAATCTGAATAACTATAAGGCTTCTAGGGCTAAAGCTAGTGTAAAATCATTCAAAGATATGTTGGATTAGATAATGCTGGATATTCAGGATATAGACATAGTTAATGGTACTAAGGGAAAGATTTTCTATGATTTATCTAAAGGCGTATCTAAGGGAAAGGAGAAAACAATCTTTTCAGATTGTAGCATGAGTGAGTTATATATGCTGGGTGATGAAGCTGATGATGTCTGGACTAATGAAGATGTAATTAGCTAGATGATGCAATATCTTAACCTTCATATTATCTAGGATGGATTTGATTATTATATATATGACTGGAATACTATAAAGGACAAAAGAACTGGCTGGTATAATCTTACAGAAGATACAGCAGTAACTATTACCCCTACATTATTAGAAATGACAGCAGATTTGCATTCTAGTGATGATACAAATCTATCAGTAGCAGACGTATATAATCAGGTATCTATAAAATGTAGTTTGGAAGATTAGGACAGTGTTATAGAAAGCCCTATGGATTCAGAAAATCTAAGTTCCCTTTATAATGGTAAGCAGAAATTTATGACTGAATATATATCAGAGGGTGAAGGTGTGAGGGCTAATAATGCCTTCTTTGATATGATCCATGATAGGGCTACTTCTTATGAGGCTTGTAAAATTGTGGACTGGTATCTATAGGCTATGTATAATATAAACTGGAACTTTATTACACCTAAAGGATATATAACTAGTCTTTGTGAACTGAGTAATGGGGTTTATGTAAATCAGTGGAAGCTACCAAAGTACTTAAAGGATAACTAGCTTATTCCTTGCATCTTTAAAATGGGTAGTGTAAAAAAGTAGAATGATGTTACTGATAATTCCCCTACATCAAAAATAGATATGAATACTTATCTGTATATCTCAATTAATGGTAATGGGGATGATACGGAAACAAATCATTCTCCTTCTGATTAGACAATAAAAGATAGAAGTGGGATGATAGAGTATATAGGTAATAACTCAGGTGGTGTTTTTTCCCCAACAGATGATATTACTACTAACTATTTAGTGTTTAGTGGTGAAATGTGCCTGATGCCTATACAGAAGGAAACAGAAATCTTTTCCATCCTTTAGAAGCATGATAGGGGTGATTATTGGCATAGAACAGTACCTAGTGATAATAATGGGGATGGTAGATATTATACTAGAAGGTGGTACACATAGGAAAAGCCATCTGATACACCTTCTTCTTATTTATCTAATGCTTTAAGCCTTCATCCATGGACAACAGATAAGGCTAACCATGAACTACAGTATAACTATACTGCTAATGGTGATTCTACAGATATGTTTAAGAAACTACCTATTCTTGAATGTGAACTTATTATAGGTAATAAAAGACTGGTAGAAACTAATATAGATACCTATGGAAATTCTACCTATCAATGGGTAAAGATTGGGGAAGAACCTACTATAGATGGTGAAAAGAAAACCACATTTTCTTTAGGTATAGACCCAAAGATAGGGGATAAGATTATAGGTGATGAATTTGATATATAGAATAACATTAGCTATACTATGAATCTGGATGCTAAGGGTACTGCTATACCAATTAAGAAATCTGATGCTTTATCTGGTGCTGTTGTGTTTAGAATATTAGGACCAGTTAATCTAACTTGGAATGATATAACTAGAAGACATCCTTCTTTCTGGAGACATACTAAATGGTACAATAATACTAAGTTTGTCTTATCTCATATAGAAAACATCATTATAAAGAATTTTGAGTGCAAAATATATTCAGACTAGGGAGGGAATGAGAATAAGCAGGATAATGATTTGATATATATGAGTAATGAAACGGATAGATTTATTAATAAGAAAGATGATGTAGAATTTAAGTTTATTACTTAGTTAAGTAGTTCTGAATGTGCTAAGAAGGGAATAAAGAACACTGTAAACCTGAATGCTGTGATAGAAACAGATTCCCAGACACCATTAGAAAGTATCTACAATGCTACTACAATGGAAACGGCAAAACCAGAGGAGCATTATATCAATCAGTACTATCTTTCTTATTCTAGACCTAAACTTATCATGGAAACAGATTTGCATGATTCACCTTCTATTAACATCCATTCTATATTACATAGTAAGGTATTAAATAGAAACTTCTTTGTTCAGTCTATTGATAGAGATTTGAAAGAAAGTACAGTACATATAAAACTAAAGGAAGTATGATAAATATACAATCATTTGCCAAAGCTAAGAATACTGGTTCTTCTGGTTCTTCCAGTAAGAGCAGTTCCTCTTAGTCTAGCATCAATAATACTAGCACTTCCATTACAGAAGATACTATTAACATCTTTGCCACTTCTGATTAGGATATGACAGAAGTAATCCAGTCTGCTTTAGATGCAGCATATACATCTGGCAAGAAAATAGTATTTGGTAGTGGAGAGTTTTTAGTAACTAGGGCTGTTTATATCCATGATGGTACGGTTATAGAAGGATAGGGAATCTACAACACTATAATAAGAACCCCATTTATGAAGAAGCCTAGTTACTTTGAAAAAGATACATTGGCATATCAAAAGGCTACTGTGGCTTTGGGATATGTAACTAGAGATAAGAAGAAATATAATACAGCTACTGATGCTAAAAATTGTCCTACTTTGGATTTGAAGAATGGACATAACAGATTTTATTTAGGTGATGGTGCTGTAGGTTATTATGATGGAGATAGAGATAAGAATAAAAACCATCCTTTATATTATCCTAATGATAATAGTGAGGAATGGAAACAATGGGATAAAGAAAGAACTAAGATATAGTCTTAGGGTAGATGGGTAGGCTTAACTGGTCGTGAGAACTATTCTAGAGGTTTAATAAAATCATCCCAGTAGCCTAATCTTACTTATCCTGAAACGTATAAGGTAAATCCAAACGGAACAGCTTTTACTGGTGTGAGAGATATTAGCATAAGTAATATATGTATTACTACAAATTCATCTGATAGAGGTAAAGATGATGCTATCAATTTTAACTATTCACCTTCATCCTTAACTGGTAGTTTGTCTAGCTATGATTCTTCTGTTTTGAATGTATCTTTATCTGATGTATGGTTAAGGGATATTGGCGGTAATGCTTATGAAGCCTATAGAGCAGTTCAGAACTCATTTAAGAATGTAGGAGCATGGAGAGTAGCAGAAAGCGGCTTTAAGATTCTTGGTGTTACTTCTGTGAACTTTACTTCATGCTACTGTAATAGCTGCTTAAATGCTGGCTATAACTTGAAGGGCACTAGCTATTCATCTTTGTAGGCTTGTGCTGCTGATGGATGTGGAGTAGGTTATAAGTTGGATAACTGTAATTCTGTTACCTTATAGGGATGTGGAGCAGAAGCCAGTAGATATACTAATACGTTATCTTTAGATGAAGAAGATGGTGAAATAGATATAGATATATTATATCGAGGAAACTCCTATTTTGTGACGGATAGCAACAGTATAGGATTATATAACTGCTATGCTTTTGCCTTTAGGGGTACTATACTTACATCTGATGATAGTGAATTAGATATACCTGATTATTCAAATACTTCTAGACATATCCACATAGTTAGAAGCAAAGGAGTGATAGCAGAAAACTGCTACCTGAAATCTATGTAGAGAATCAGAACAACACCATTTAGAAATTCTGCTGGTAAATGCAGTATAACCTAGGGTAAGTATGATGAAACTGATTCTAACTGTAGAACTTGGCTGGTTCAAACCTATCTAGTAGGTAAGCAATATGAGATTGTAGAATCTGATGTTAGTCTGGTATCTAATCAGTCTTTGGAAGATTTGAAGGCAACAAACAGTATTAGATGCAGTAATCTGGACTTTCTAGACCCAGGAACAGTAGCTAACCCTAATGGATATGATACAGCAGGTAAAACACTATCTGATAGAGATGGAAATGGTGGATGGACTAGAGTTGTGGATGGCTAGACAATTCCTATAACCATGGAAGACTTTGAAGCCCTTTTCCCTTTAAATGCTACAAAGAAGACTGGTGAGCGTACAACTTACTGGGAATGGCGGCATTCTTTAATATTACTCAGGGTTTATACTGAAACTGTAGGTTAGTAGAATTTTGTGGGTTATAGGGATAAGTAGCCTAGTGGGGCTATAGATTGGAGTACCTTTAACTATTCACCATATAGATTAGATGTGATAAAGGATAGAACAAATACAGATAGATTAGATGGAAATCCAGATAATTGGGGATGTGGTGATTTTATAGAAAGTACATCTAACATTCCTATAGTTAATTATATTCCAGCTACAGTTAATAATTATAGCTTTGGTAGTAGAGTAGCTATAAATAACTAGTATAAGGGAAGTGAAAAGATACAGTCTGATGCTTCTGTAGTTACCATCATGGGTAACTAGACAAAGGAAACGTTAGATCAAAGTGGTAGTGTAATAAGTTCTTCTGATGATGATTTGCTAACCATGAGATTTTTGAAGACTAAAAGTAGGCTAATAGCTGGTACTATGGGATTAGCAGTTAAGGATTCTGATAATTATCTGCTGGGTGGTATCAATGCCTATAACACTAAAGATTCTTCTGGTTCAGTAGCATCTGATTTCATGCTATCATTTGGTTAGAAGAATAGTCTTAGAAACATAATTAGTAGAAGAACGTCAGACTATGAAAGCATAGCCCATTTTAGTAATACCAAAGCTACAGACATTCTTTCTTTGCAGAAAGCTGTTAATGAGATTATAACCAGATTAGAAAACCATGGCTTAGTTAATACTTATGTAGCACCACCGATTTAGCCTACATCATTCAGTATAACTACATCTAACTATGATGCTACAGCTAAAACTATTGATGTTACTTATAGCTATACTGCTGGCTATGATGTGTATGGAAGTGGTATCGCATACAGTTCTACTAATACCACACCTACTTATAGTTAGAACCACATAGAAAGTACACTAGATTCACCAGTTACTGTAACGTTGAAATTAGGCAATGGATTAAAGAGATATGTTAGAATCTATTTGAACAAAGCAGAAAATACTTCTTCTGATTCTGATAGAGAATATAGTTAGACTTTTACGATAACAAATAATGGTGTAAGCTGATGAAAGAAAACTGGAAACAACTAGGCTTTAAGGATAAGGCACAATATACTACAGCTATGGTAATGATAGCTAGTGGTATTCTTCTAGCATTCCTTAGCTTCTTATCCATCCATACTATAGCTAGTGGAACACTTATCTATATTGCATAGGCTTTTACAGCTGGAGGTGCAATCTTTGGGGTATCAGTGTACTTTAAAAACTAGCTAATAGAAGCGCATGGTGAAACTATGAATAAGGTGAAGGAGTTGATAGAAGATGTAGTAGATAGAAAGATGAATAATTAATTAGAGTTAATAAAAGGCTGGTATCTTTGGAGGTATCAGCCTTTTTTATTATCTTTGGCGAAAAATTTTAAAAACTTATAATTATGACTGATAGTTCGGAAACTTTTTTAGGTTGGGCATTCTTAATTTCGTTAATAACATCCCTAATTTGTTTAGCTCCATTTGTATGTAGCATACTACATCTTTTAGGTATATGCCATTTCCAGTGCTTCAACTATGAAATGGTGTGGGTATATACAGCTTTGTCTGCTATTGCTGGAGTACTTTCACTGAGTGCTATATTCAAATTTTTTATCATACTTATTTGTAAAGATGATATGGCGGCTGATATGATACTATATCATCATAAACTAAAGGATCCAAGCAGAGCAAAAGAACTCAATGAAGTTAAGAAATAACAATAGGCTGGTATCTTACAATAAGGTACTAGCCTTTTTCGTTATTATGGTTACATTATTAACTAAATAGATAGATAAGATATGGAAGAAGCAAAGTTACTTATAAATGGTGAAGCTGATACGAAAGAAGTAACAGCTATGCTAGAAATATTTAGATGGCACAAAATAAGAACCAGACGGACTTTTGAATTAACCTATGGTAATCATTCTTATGAATATATAATAAAGGTTGCTAACAAAAACTGGGGTATTAATACTTCTATTCCAGTAAAATTTTATTTAAGATGGAGGGATGGACATATAAAAACAAAAATGCCTGAAAGCTATTTAAATGATATTGATATTCAGGACACATTAAGGGCTTTTCACTTGGATGCTGAAAAGTTCTGGTATCTTTGTCTGTTTATCTTAGATGTAGCAGATGGATTTGTGACAGATACAGTAGAGGAAGTAACACAAATGGATGAATTAATATCATTATGTGATGCCATTAATAAAGCAAAGCCAGTGATGCCAGAAATAAATAAGACATTTGCATCTGGTGATTGGTGTCCAGCAGAAAGTAATAGTGTTTTGTCTGTAAAGGTAGGCAATAAGAATATGGTTTCTATAACAAATTATATGACTTTGTGCACTATTCAATATATATTAAAAGATTTCATTCAAAATAACAGAGCTAATAGGTTTCTAAATGATTCATCATTTACTGTTAAGAAGGGAAAAGATAAACCTGCTATGATGAAGCTGGTTTTATTTAATAGGTATCTTATAGACTTTTTGCAGAGTATTACAGTTGATACTTCTGTAAAACCATCAGATAGAATAGTAGAAAGAAAGACTATTGATGGTGATGTTAAGAAGATAGTAATGAAAGATGGTAGCATCTGTTATGATAAAAGCACCTTAATCGGGAGAATGGCTTATGAACTGGGTATAGCTGTTGATCGATATGGAAAACCTAATGAGAGATTTAAAGAAGTAGGTTACTTTAAAGACTATATAAAGAAAGATAAAGATAAGCGTATAAGTGCCACAAATTGCCGATATATGATAAAAGGGGGATAATTTTGCTGCTTTTTATCCCCCTACAGAAAGCCTTAAAATCTTTGGAAGGTATTAGAATTTGCCTTATCTTTGCACCCAGATAATAAATATTACTGGTGCTCTGGTATTAGTCCTACAGTCTTACAGAGAATAACACCTAACAAGACAGTGGGTTAAATACAATGATTACAATTAAGACCATTAACGGTAAAGAAGTAGAGTTTGAGAATGTAGCTGCTGTATTCGACAAGACCAGAAAAGAGCGTAATGAATACTTTGGCAAGTATGTAGCAGAAAAGCCTATTAATATAGATGCTGTAGCCAATAAGGTTAAGGAGCTGGAGAAGGAATATAACTTGTACCTAGCTAACTTAAAGGTTCTGGGTGATGCTGTAGATGTGGAGAAGAAGGCTGATGAAGCTGAGAAGCTAACAGCCCAAGTAAGTACAATGACTGGCGAACAGCTAGCAGTACTGAAAGCAGCTATAAAAGCTACAGAGATTCAGCAGCAGAATTAATCAATACTTCTACTAATGAAATGAAGGCTATTCTAACCAGAGTAGCCTTTTTTTCGTTTATAGGGGTATGGGGTTAAATTTTAAGCATGAAGCCGCTGAAACCCCACGCCACCGATGCTTGTGCGACATTTAGAAACGAAAAATCGAAAACAGCTGCAAAACTGCCTTCGATTCTTCTATTTAGTCTTTTCTTTCTAATTCTTCTTTCGGTATTTCTACCTGATACTTTGTCAAATCAAAGTGCTTGAACAAATCACGATATTCATAGAACTTTGTTTCAGGTTCACTTATGGTAAAGTCAAGCCCTTCTGTTTTGGGCATGGTCTTCACATAAATCATCCTTTTCTCTATATCAAACTGGAAACCTACTGGTAAGTACCAAACAGATGTCTTAAAGTGATTTTTCCAAAGGGCTATAACTTGCAAGCCATTCTTAAAATTCACCGCTATAACACCTGATTTTGCTCTAGCTGAATAAGTATAGACAGAATCAAGTATCTGATGGAAGAACTTACTTTTGCTCTCTAAGGAAACGTCAGAAAGCTCCTTTTGAGTTTGGATTTTTCTTTCTTCCTGAATCCTTCTGTTATTGAGTGCTATTTCTCTATCAATATCCACCACCCTATTTTCCAGCTCCTTCTTCTGTGCATCCAGCTTATTTACTCTTACATTCAGAGCATTTAAAATGGCAGGATTCAAATCAGTAGATGAAGCAAACTTTTCTGCTGTAGTATTTATTTCTTCATCTAATTCAGATATGCTATTGTGATACTCTACCTTTGATTCCTCTAATCTTTGGTTATCAGCTTCCAACTTCAAGATAGCTTCATTACTCTTAGCTTCATAATCCTTATCAAGAACCATTTGTCTGCATATATTCCATACAACCAGATTAACTAAGTTGTAATTAGTTGTAGGCACATGACACTTTCTTTTATCACCTCTATTAATCATTTTATCTGCACATTGGTAGCTAAGTTTCTTACTTTCTTGATTCACTCCTAAATTTCTACCACACACACATTTTCCGATACCTTTAAGAGGATTAAAATATAGTCTATGGTTATCCTTTATGGCAGTTCTATCTTTAAGCCCTTTGTTAGCTGCTTCCCAAAGTTCTACTGGAATAGGACATACTGGTAACTGATATAGTTTACCTGCTCTCTTTCTAATACCTTTGTACTCAGTTCTGTGAATGATTTCAAAGATAGATTTCATCAAGAAACCCCTATCATGGTAACGGATATTCATATACTCAGCAGTTTTAAATAATGACATACCACTAGCTACCAATTCAAAGATTTCTTTTACTTGTGCCATTTTTTCTTCATCAATAGCCCAAATCTTTTTAGGTTCACCACTCAAACCATGTTTAGGATTAGGAGCAGAAACAAAACCGTAAGGCTTATGTGCATCCAAATCCGCCATTGGATTAGTTATCATTCTAGTTTCCTTACCAGTGTTCATGCGGGTACGAGTTTTCAAACGCTCCTCAGCAGCACCATAAGCTTTAATTGCCAATAGAAGGAACTGACTTAAATCCAGCTTACCTTCATAAATATGCTCTGGTTCATCCAGCATGATTAACTTGATGCCTTTAGCTAGAAGTGAATGGATATTATAAAGAGTATTTTGAACGTCTTCACTTCTGCTAATACGAGACAATTCACTAACGATAACTAAATCTGCATCATCCTTAGTTACGCTAAGAAGGGCTTTATATCCCTCTCTATCATCTACCGCTCCACTAATACCATTATCCTCTAGTATTTGGGATAACATATAACCTTTTTGCTTACAATAATCCTTAATCAAGTCTTTTTGTCGTTTCAAGTCTTGATTGTTCGTCGAAACACGAGTATAACCTATTACCTTCATAATCAATACATTTTAAAATTTCTGGGTGCAAAGATACAAAAAATATTTGGAACTATGAAGTATATTCTGTTAATTAAAAGCTGGAGCAACTCTGAGCTGCGCAAGAAGTGCA